GAAATAATTTTTAGATTTATCAGAAGGTTCAGGGCTCTCTGCTGTTGCCTGTCGCATTTTGCAACACCACCCCCACCCCATCGCATCGGGTAGGAGATCGGGAACAGGTAGGAGATCAGGTAGGAAAACACCCCACAACAATAATTTTTTTTTGTCTATAATTTTTCTTACATCATTTTATTATTTTTCTCCCTGGGCAATATCTCCAATAGCACTTGCCACAATTACAATTAGAAAAAAGTCTTTTACAATAGCAATAGAAAGAAAAGAAAAATCGCAGATAATAAAAACCACATAGCAATAATTATTTTATGACATAAAAAAAAACTCTTCCTGGATTAGAAAGAGTTAATAATTTATTTTTGATTTTGTTTTTAGTATCCTAGATAATCAACAAGATTAATAATTGATAAATCATAATCTTTAGTATCATCTAGATAATCATCTATTATTACATCATGTTCATCTAGTAACTGTTGTGCATTGTCGTAAGATAGACAACCATCAATAGAATAATTTAGTAAACCTGATAAATAATAAGAATCTAAACTCTCAATAAATTCTTCAGTTTCTTCCTGGAGACTATCATAAAAATTACTGAAGTTATCAAAATTTAATTTGATAGTTGGAATAAGAAAAGAAATAAATTTTATCATCTTATTTATTTTGTAAGTAAACAGAATAAGAAGATAGAACAGAATCTATTTTGTTTGTTCTTTCCTGGAGACTCTCTTGTATGTTAGTTGCAATATGTTGTCCAACACTTGCAAAGAAAACTAGAGACAATAAGTAAACAGTAAGTACTTTCATTTTTTTTTGGTGAGAAGTTGTAAAAAATTTTCTTCTCTTAATATTTATTATAGTCACTAAAAAACTACTATTGTAGTACAATAGATATAGTTGTAACAATTATTTACAATTAATATTATTAACTATTTTCTATTTCTTCAATAATATTTTTATATTCTTCACTTGGTACATATTCATTCCAGTAATCATTAGTTAATGTATTAGATTTATAAAGTATTTCTTCTCCTTTTATGTAAACTAACATATTAATTAATTTACAAGGATTTGAAATATCTGTTGTGACTTCTCCAAAATTAAATTTTTCATATTCTCTAACTTCTTTTATAGCTTCAAATACACCATAAGATTCTAGATAATTTTTAGCATCTTTTTCTGAATTACAGAAATAAGAAGTATTAAAAATTTCATGATGTAGATCACACCCGTAAGTTTCAACATCTTGATTATCTGTTAGATAATCTATAGCCTGTTCTTTTACTTCTTTTAATAGTTCCATTTTTGTTTTTTGTGAGAAGTGAATAAAAAAAAATCTTCTCTTGTTATCTATTGTAGTACAAGAGAAGAAATAAAACAAGTATTAAAAGAAAAAAGTTTTTTATTTTCTTTTTACTATAGGCATTATTAAATAGTTAAGAACTGGTTTAAATCCCTCTAAACTTTCAAAAGGATTTTTAATATCCCAAGTTGCATTAATTATAAATGGTGTATTTGAATTGTTACCATTAAAAGTAATAGATTTTTCTTTAGATAATCTTTTAACCTGGTTACAAAATTGGCCTATATAATCACAATTAAAAGAAAATTCTTTTTCAAAATTATTTGTGAATTTATCAGGTATTAACTGTTCAATGTTGGGATATGTTCCCTCTAATTGTTGATAATGAACACTTGAAAGAAAAATTTCTTCATTCATAAAAGTAATTAAATTATCAGTAATTAATACTTTAGTTGCATTTTTAATTTGACTTTTAAAAACCGCACCAGGAATAGTAATATTCTTATTTAATTTAAAGCCTAATTGATTATTAGGAAATTTAAAATAAAATAATCTGTGACCATCAGTAGAGGCAACAGTAATTTCATTATTTTCTACTTTTAAATGAATACCCATTAAAAGTTGTTTTGTATAATCCTTATATACAAATTGACTAGCTACTCTTAAAACTTCATAAGGAATAGTAGCAATATTAGTTTCATTCTCATAAATAGCGTATGGACTTGAAACCTGGTTAACTGTTGTTGTTGACATTTTTTTTGATGAGAGGGAATAAGATAAACTCTCAAGTAAAATATTACATTAGATATTATGTAATGTCAATGAAATTTTATCTATTATTTTATAGACTCTATAATTAAACTTTATATTTCCCTTATCAAGTCTTATAACTTTAATTAATGAAGTTACTATAAAAAGTAGTTCCCAGGTACTAAAAGTTAGCTCAACTTTATTGCTATTACTGAATACTTTAACTTTTTTCATAATTTGTACAAAATAAAATATATTTCAAAGTATCATATATATACATTAAAGGCGAATTTTATTTTTATGAAAGTGAGAATTTTTTTGTTGCATAAAAGATAAGACTACTGTAATATAGTAAGGAACTTAGTTTTTTAGACTAACCAAAATGAAAATCACTGAAAATTCTCAGAAAAACGTCTTAATTATTGGATCAGGTTCAATGGGTTATGGCGATCAAAGAATCCACGATATGTGGATTGATAAGTTTAATCTTTTTTCTAAAGTTGAACATGAAAGTTCGATTAAAAAAGGTAAGTATAAACCATTAATTACTTTAGAGGGTATTGATTGGTGCGGTACTCGTACCGTTTACAACTACTTAGTGAATGGTAAACATGAAAGTTTACCTTTGAATGTATTTAATGATTTAGGTCTATACCTTTGGAATCATTTATTCAATCCTAATACTGGTAGAACACCAGTTCATCTTTTCTTACGTCAAAGCGATCCAGGGTTAGGGATTTGTATTCCCCAAGATAATGTTGATAATGGTTTTTCTTTTAGAGAAGAAAGCGATCCTTTATTTAAAATTTATTCTAATGGATTAGATAAATGAAGTTATCTCAAGTAAAAACATCAATAGTAGTTGCACTTATGAAAAGTGTGACTACCCAAGATGAGAATAAATCTATCAATGTTTCAAAAGATGTTGAAAGGCAAGTTGAAATAGTTGGTAAATTCTTAGGAAATAAATTTCTTATTGAATGTATTATAAATGCTGAAAACTGCTTAAACGATCCAAAGAAGTTTGATTCTATTATGAAAGATTTCAAACCTTTTAATGCCCGATTTAGTGAGCATATAGAAGATGGATAGAAAAGAAGCAATTAATCTAGCTTTAACTTTATTCCGTCAGGACTTAGATAGAAATGATGTAGTAACTACATTAATGAAATCTAACATTCCAGAATCTACTGCTTATAGATATACCAAAAAAGCCTATGAGCAGTATGAATGGGAAGAAGATAAACAAGACGATCCAAAAAAGTTGTTTGAACTTAAAGCCCTGGACACTATATATAAGGCTATGAAATGGGCTGAAACAAACCAAGATACAGAATTGGCTGTTAAATATGCCAATTTATATATCACTAACAAAAAGAGGTTAAAAAAATGAAAAAACAAAGACTTTTGCTTGATAGAGCAGCTTTCCTACAATGGAAATATGCAGATTACAAAGAAGATTGGCAAAGTGCCGTTGAATTAATCCAAGATAAATTAAGTAATCAAAATGAAGCAACTATTAGTTTAGATGAACTGGTAGAAGAAGCTGATATGATTCCTCAACAATGTATAAATAATTTAGAAGAAATCTCTAAAGAATTTAAAGATGAATACTGTGATCTTGATGAAGATGGAGATTTTTATGAAATTTCCGCACCAAGTGAAACTTATTATGTGGAGTGGGAGTAATGGATTCTTTTTTACACAACCATCAATCAGCACTTGATAGTTTTATGGAAGATAAAGCTATTCAGGATTTAGAAGATGCGGGTATATATCCCGTACCAAATAATGATGATATATATGAACGACTTTATGAAGAAGAAGTCGAGGAAGCTCTTAATAGATTAAAAAAATTAGGCTTCAAGGATATTAAAGAATCTGATTTAGATACAGAATCTATTGAAGAAGCAGTTAGAAAAAAGTTTGATGAACTACCCGAACCAGGAGATTATGATGACTAAAACAATTATTGAACAATTAAAAACTATTACTGAAACAATAGAAGATTTAATTGAAAAAGAAACAACAACGTGGTATCCAGATAGAGAATTACCAGGAAGTAGCTTAACTGATTTAGAAGAAGTTTATGATTTACTTGAAAACATAGTTAATTACGAACCAACAGATCAGGAAATGATGAGTTCATTCGGTACTAAATGGCATGATGGATTATAACTAAACGACAGCTAATTCTTTTATCTGTTCCTGGAATTTCATACAGCGTTCCATAAAACATATCTCACTAGACCTCAACGCTAAACTATCTAATAGTTTAAGTTGGGGTTTTCCACTTCTACGAGCTATACATACTAAAGCTTGGGTACATTCAATTCCAGTTAACTTTCTTAGTGCATAATTGTACGCTCCAAGTTGATGACAATAATTTAATAACATCTCATCACTTCTTACCTCTTTAGACGTTTTCCAATCACATATTGTTAACTTTCCATCAATATCTATTAAAGCGTCACAAGTACCAGCAAATCCATAATCCCTGTCATAAACACTAAACTCAACACTATGAATGGCCGTTACACGTTCCAATATGAATGATCGTAAACCTCTTGCGTAGCCTGACGCACTCCAGCTAACACGAGGTGCGGTTTCGGCTGCTTTTGATAATGCCCATTGCGTGACTTTTGTTGGACAACGATCCAACTCGTCTTGTCCTGTTCTCCAAATACCTCGCTTGTTTGCATTGTGTCTAGCAAGTTTCGCTCCAGTTTTAAGTAGGTATTCTGCATGAGCGTGAGCAAGTCTCCCCCTCTCGCAAGCCATATCTCTCTCATCTGCTGATCCCTTCCTCTCAATCCATCGTTCCAAAGCATCTTTTTGTTCCTGGGGTGCGGTTTCTTTTAGTATATGAGTAACTGAATGATATATATTATCCTTTCCATCTTTATATATTCTATGTGGATATATAGTGCCTGAGTCATCACGTTCCAATGTCCAGCGTCTTAGTCCAGCTAACGCTCCATGTTTTTGTAATGACCCCATTAGTGGCTCGTAGATATACGTTCCCATTTTTAATATACCTTAAATAGATTAATTTGCAAGTTTTAACTCCTATTTTCAAAGTCAGCTAAAGCCTTTACATTATGATATTCATAACGATTACCTACATATCTATAACTATCTTTTTTAAATATCCCTTGTTCTCTATATCTAGCTATTTGACGATAACTAACACCAATCAAATTACCTAATTCACAAGGTCTAATCCATTTTTTATTCATTGTAGGTAGAGAATCCATGAGTTTTTGAACCTGTTTGTTTAAAATGTTGACTTTTAACTCCAACTGATAAATGCGATCTTCGTACATAATTACTTGTTATTACTAAAATTGTAAGTTTTGCACCTTTCTGCATAACTTGAAACTGTGTCTATATATCTTTCAAGTATTGAACTAGGACTTCTACCATAAGGACTTTCTAACTTAATATGACCCTTATGTAATCTGAAGGGAATCCCTATAAGTCCATGTTCAATTTCATCGTGAATACCCCAACCTGTTTCATTGTCGCAATGTTCACAATAAAAAGCACACCAATCTATGTAAGAACGATTGTCTAAATTATCTTTTTCTAGAAAGTAACCGCATCTAGGACATATACAATATTTATCTAAAACATCACATGGTGTTCCAGAAAGCAATAATGCTCTAGTGTCCCAACCGATTAAACCTCTAAACTTATCAAATTTATCATTTATAGTTGTATTAAAAGGTTTTATCTCAAACCACATTTCTTCATTTTGAGGTGTACGAACCAAAAAATCAGGAAGATATAATAATTCTGGATCGTACTTATGCGAGTCCCCTAAAAAATAACCTTCTGGTTCATATTCCCATTTAAGTTTCAAGCGGTCAAAAAACATTGCCCATCTTGCTTCTAACCTGGAACGGAAAGTATAACCATTATATTTAGTGGGTATTGGAATAAGTGCTGTCATATTAAAAAAGAGGGTCAAAAGACCCCCTATGAATGGCGATTATTCGCCTGGAGCAAATGGATTACCACCTGTCATCAACTCTTTAATATCAAAACCATTATCTTTTTGTTCCTGATAAGTAGCTTCTATTAAAGGGCTAGTGCCTTTTTTGCGTGGTACTGCTCTTAAACTGTATTCAGTTTTTAGTCCAGTTCCTTCTCTTGAAAGAACAAAATCCCAAGCAAGTAAATCAGAATAATCTTCCATTTGACTTATCTTGTCAAATTCTTTGATGATTCCTTTTTGTGTAGCTTGAAAGATTTTTACTTCCTGTGAATCATGTTCAAATACTGGAACTGCAATGCCAAATTTTGCTGGCTCTACTCCAGTACCTTCCCTGTTCATTCTACGGGTATATTCACTACCCATTTCTATCTCAGCATCTTCTGTTGTTGGGCTGTCTGCAAATCTGAAAGGTTTTAATTTACCTTCGCCTGATTCGCCCCAAACTTCAAAAAATTCTAGAGGCTGGTCATCTAATAGTGCAAAGCGTACACTACCTCCACTTTCAAGTTTTGTGGGATTTATGTAACCACCAGTTTGTGTGGTAGCTACTGCTGATTGTGCTTTTTCTGTTAAGAAGGGCATGATAAAATGTGCTTG